ATCGCGCAGGGCAAGCCAGAGAAGATCAGCCCATTACCAATCACACGAACTGGTCAGACGATCAAGGAACTTGGCAGAGATACGTTTATCGAACCGTTCACGGATGTACTCGGCGGCGCGTTGGCTGGACCTGAAACAGCGATACGAAAAAAAGCGGGATTGTCAGAATTTGGACAATGGGGAGATTACTACATCGACCGGATGCTGGCTGGCATGGCTGCGGATGGCGAGATCACGGCAGATGAAGCACGGATGGCAATGATGAACCGCCAGGGTCAAGCCTTCCAGACAGCCTACCAGCGCGTAAGCACAGAACAGGCGTTACGCACTCCGTTTGCAGCAGTTGGCATCGCGGCGAAGGAAGGCGCAAACATCGGGCAGATCGGCGCAACTGCATTATCAAGCTGGTTCGGCGGGTCATTGTTCAGCCAGGGCGAACTTGAAATGCGCGGACTGAAACCGCTGTACGATAACGCATGGCGCAAATTTGAAGCCGGGGATGATGAAGCGATCAATAAGTTCTTTGAGGATTACCCGGAATACTCCGCGAGATTGGCACTCTACGACACGCCGGAAGAACGCCTGCACCAATTCCTGATCGATTCCATCTGGCAGAAGTACATGGCATTGGACAAGCAGAACAGGTACAAGGCGGTGGATGCGCTCGGAACGGACTTTGAGACCAACTTCCTGAACAAAGAAACCAGGTCTTACGATGCGATTGACGACCGGACACTGGCGCAATGGTCACAGACACTTGGCAAGAGCAAACTACCGACCGCCGTTGAGGACGTGCAGGGGCAGCAGGTAGATTACTACGATGATCCGACCGTAAAGGCGATCACAGCATATCAGCAGGAACGGGATGCACAATTCCCGAACATCTACGCATGGCAAGAAGCCTACTTCTCATTACCAGAAGGCGGACAGCGCAAATCCTTCCTCACCCAACACCCGGAACTTATCAAGTATTGGGACTGGAAGGACGAGTACAAACTACAACACCCGGAACTGGCGCAGTATTTCAGCGATATGTCACAGAGCGCGGTAACGAACCAGGCAAGCAGCGAAATGACCTCACCTCTTATCCGGCAGCTTATGGAATATGCAACAGGCGGAGATCTATCACAGGGCGCAAAGAGCGAACTTGACAGGATCAGAATGTTATATGCGCCAGACATGAGCGAGGAGGACTTTATTCAACTGATGCTACAACTATTGCAGTAGAAAATACTATTTACGTGCTATAATAAGCGTGTAGCACTACAACTGAATAGCATGCAGTAACGAAACATCTGGCAGAAACAAAACGGGATGTGGAGCGAAATCCACATCCCGTATTTTATTTTCACACAAGGAGATTTGAAATGGCAGACAAAGCACAAGGAGGTTTTCAACTCGGACAGGCTGGACAACCTGTAACCCCTTCCCCTGTACCCGCGGCTGAACCAGCGCAGGTAAACCAGGTGGAGGGTTCGACTGAAAACCAACCGCAATTTGTTACCAGGGAAGAAGCTTTGCAACTGGCGCAGCAAGCAGCGGCAGAAGTATTGAAGCAAGCGCAGAGCCTCACCGACAAGTCCCAAGCACGGGTTATGAAAGAGATTGATCGTCTTTCGAAGGCGGGCATTACAGCGACACCAGAACAGGTGAAGCAGATGGTTGCAGCGGAGGAACAATCTCAACAGCAGGAAGTTCCTGGAAATCAAGCCGTCCAGCCTGAACCCCAGGGATTGCCAGCAGACCCGGTAGTGCGTAAGGCAATCCAGATCATGCAGGACGAAGGCGGCGGTCAGATCACCAAAGACGAGCCGGAGTTCAACATGATCGATCAGAAAACGGACGACCCGGAAGTATTCCTGGCAAGCGTCCACGCAGCAGCCAAAGCGAAAGCCGAGCGCACAAAAAGTATCGGTAATCCTGCACGGATGCCCGTAACGGCAAGCGGTGGCGGTACTCATGTGCCGAACTACCAAAATATGTCAGGCGTTGACATCCTGGAGGAATACAACAAAAACCACCCTCTATAACCTTTAGGAGTTCAAAATGGCAACTTTACCTCTTTCTCTCGCGGATTACGCAGCCGAACCCAAGCCCCTTGTGGCTGGTGTTGCCAATATCCTGCGCAAAGAATCAAAGATCATGGACATTCTGCCTTTCCCGGATGTTGCTGCATTGAGCATCAACGTAGTCCGCGAAGGCAATATGCCCTCTGTTTCATGGCGTAATATCGGTGCTGACCACAGCTCCGCAAAAGCCACCAAGCCGACCGAAGTTACCGAGGAAGCGTTCAGCATCGGTAATGAGATCGATGTTGACAAGGTGTACATGAAGGACAAGAGCGCACGGCTTTACGATCCACGCACTTACCAGCAGAACATGGTCGTGAAATCCATCGCCCGCAACTTCTCCAACGTGTTCATCAACGGTCTCCCCAGCGATAACTCGAACCCTGTTGGTCTGTTCCACCGCAACCTGTACGATCAGGCATCCTCACAGCGGATCAACGGTAACGTGGACATCTCCGCTGACGCATCCACCCTTTCCGCGAACATCCAGACCTTCATTGACGCGCTCGATTCAACCTTGTACGCCGTGACTGACAGCCTGGAAGGTGGTCAGGGCGTGTACGTTCTCTGCAACGACACCCTGCTCATGCGCATCAACTCGATCTTCCGCCAGTCCGGGCTGCTTTCAACCACCCAGGACGCGCTCGGTCGGACGTTCATGCAGTACAAGGGCGCGACCTTTATCGACATGGGCTTGAAGTATGACGAATCCACCCGCATCATCGGCAATGCTGAATCTGGCACTGCCTTGTCTGGTGGAGCTGCAACTTCAGCCTACGCGATCAAAGTTGGACGCGAATACCTCACCGGATGGCAGATGTACGGACTGGAAGTGTCCGATTGGGTGTTGCAAAGCAACCAAGTGACCTACAAACAGGTCATCGATTGGATGGTTGGTATCGCAATGAGCCATCCGCGCTCAGTTGCCCGCCTGTACGGAATCACCGCTGCGTAAGCGGCTATGAGCCAAAGATAAGGAGTATCAAAATGGCTATCGACAATGATGTACTACTTCGTGATGGTACTGTTGAGTTGAACAGTTCCGAAGCAACCCCAACCGCGCTTGATTGCGGCGGAGAGGACTTGGTTCGGACGTTCTACCAGGTGGATGTTTACGAAGCTACTGATGGCACGGACGAGACCCTTGACGTTGTTATCCAGGGTTCGAACACCAGCGCATCGGCTGGCTTTGTAGACTGGCTGACCTTCCCGCAGATCACCGCGCAGACCGCAGCTTACCAGAAGATCCTTTCCGGTCGCTGCCCGTACCGCTGGCGCAGAGCGAAAACCACAGTTGGCGGGTCAAACTCCCCCAGTTTCCACGGCGTAAAGGTTTCCATTCATCCCGCTGGACGCGATGACGAGAAATAAACAACAATGAGCGTGCCGGGGTAGAAATGCCCCGGCACTTCACTATGGAGAAGAACATGCCAAGACCAAAAAAACTTGAAGGCGAACCCGTAGAGGTTGAGATCATCGAAGAAGAACCAAAGGAAGAATTGAAGATCGAAGATGCGGTCTTGCTTGAAAACATGCTGGACCTGCGCTTCCTGGATCAAGAAGGAAAAATCCTCGCATTACGTGAAGTACCCGGCAAGAGAGGTGTTTACTGGCTCGTCCCGATCAACAAGGAATAGAGGTAACTATGCCAGGAGTATTAGATAACTTACGCGGAGGCTTTCCAGTATCACTTGTTTTCAGTCTGGCTAACCCGTCCGCAAGCGCAACAAACGTACTGACATTCGCACAATCCAACGGCTTTATCGTTCCAAAAGGCTACGTCTTACATCCACTCATGCTTTGCGCGAAAAGCAACGGCTCTTTGCCTGAGCTGATCGTCAATGGCGGTTTTGAGACCGCTGGTGAAGGCGGAGCAGATGTATTTGGGACATGGACGGAATCCGCAGGGAATGGCGCGATCGCATCTGAAGCTGGCGCGGGTAACTTCCACGGCGGCGCAAAGGCAGCGAAATTGACTGTTGGCGCAGATACCGCGTGCAGTCTCGCGCAGGACATCAACGTAGTTGCTGGATATACCTACACCCTTTCGTTTTGGGTGAAAGGTGACGGCACAACTGCGACCCATAAAGCGCGGTATTCCATCGTTGACAAGACAGGT